CCCATATTATGTAAAATGAACAAACGAACGGCGACCTCGAACAAAGCGAACAAATGAACGATAAAACAAGGCATTTGACATAAAACACAAAATCAACATATTATGTCTTACGACAAATTGTATTATATGAATATTTTTAAAAATTTTTGTAAATACTATTGACAAATAATATAATTTGTATTAAATTAAAATTGTCGAAAGGAGTTGAAAACGAATGAAAAAAGTAATAATATTTATAACAATGTTTATAGCTTTCATTTTATTAATAGGAGAAAGTGAAACAATTACAATAGGAGTAATAGCAACAAAAATATTAAGTTTAACATATTTATGGATTGTTGCAAAAGCAAATAATTATTTTTATCAAGATTAGGAGGAATAGAAATGGAAATGAAAGAAAAACAAAAATTCAATAGTTTATATGGTAAATATATAACTTTAGACCAAAAATTAAGAAAACAAGAAATAATAAAAGACAAATTATTAAAATTAGGATTTAATATCAATTCAGTTGGTTTTGATTATTGGATAAGAGCAATTGAAGTATATCAACCAAATGTTAAAATGGAAAGTGTTTATTTTACACTAGCACAATTTTTTGGAAAAAAACCTTCAATAATAGAAAGAGGAATGCGAACAGCGTCAGAAACATCAAAAGAAAAAATAAAAGAATATTATAAATATGATGGAAAATTAAGTAATAAATCAATATTAATTTTAATAATAAAATTTAAGATGAAGGAGGAATAACAATGGTTGAAGAAATAGAAGAAAAATTGAAAGAATATTATGAATTTTTGACAATAGAAGTTGAATATGCTAAAATTAAAACATATAAAATATTTATATCAATAACATTAACAGATTATCGCAACAGCGATGTAATAAAAGGAATAGAATTTTATTACAAATGGGAAGACCATTTGACATTTACGGCAAATATAGAACAAATGCGAAATAACATAGAAAAAGCCATAATTAAATTTTTTAGAAAGGAAGATAAAAAATGACAAAAAATGAATTTTTAGAAACTGTTTCAAAGTTAGTTGTTGAAGAAAACACCAAAAGGGGAAATCCTTTATTTTCATCGGTAGTAATAGCACAAGCAATTTGTGAAAGTGGTTGGGGTCAATCTCAAATAATGATGAAAGCAAACGCAATTTTTGGAATAAAAGCAACATCAACTTGGAAAGGTAAAGTATATAATGCACAAACAAAAGAATGTTATAATGGCGTAAGTTATACAAATATAAACGCTTGTTTTAGAGCATACAACAGTTTACAAGAGTCAATTTCCGATTATTTTGATTTAATAACAAAGGCGGAACGATACAGAAAAGCTTGCGTTGCAAATAGTCCGCTTGAATGTATAACAGCAATAAAAAACGGAGGATATGCAACAAGTCCGACATATATCAACACAATTATGTCAATTATAAAATCAAACAATTTGACAAAATATGACAATGTTGAAAATGTGCAAAACTCTGTTGATAATTCAAGCAGATATATTGTAGGAAAAAATTATACATTAAAAGTTGATTTAAACGTAAGATATGGAGCGGGAACAAATAACGCAATTAAAAAATATAATGAATTAACAGAAGATGGAAAAAAACACGCATATGTACAAACAAATGCAGTTTTAAAAAAAGGGACAATTGTAACTTGTTTAGATGTAATAAAAAATGAAAATGATATATGGTTAAAAATTCCTAGCGGATATGTTGCGGGATATTATCAAGGAAAAGAATATATAAAATAGGAAGTGTAAAAAATGGGATTAGAATTAAGAACTGGATCTTTTGGTCAATATTATGGAAACACTTATAATTCATCAAATACATTAACACGAAGCCAAATGGAATTAAACGCAACATATATATGGAATTATTTACGATTGCAAGGTTGGACAATGAACGCAGTCGCGGGAATGTTGCGGGAATATGCAAAGTGAAAGTGCGATAAATCCGCGGACGTTGGCAAAGTGATATTGTAATGCCGTCCGACCCTACATATTCGGGGTATGGACTGGTACAATGGACGCCATACACAAAATATACGAATTGGATAGTAAATCAAGGATTTTCAGACCCATCAGAAATGGACGCAAATATATTTAGAATTTTGTATGAAGTAGCAAATAATTTGCAATGGATTGCCACATCTCGGATATAATTATTCTTTTGAAGATTTTACACATTCAACGGACACACCTTATAATTTAGGTATGGCATTTTTAGCAAATTACGAAAGACCACTTGACCCGAACCAACCATCAAGAGGAACGCAAGCACAAGAATGGTATGAATTTTTAGGGGGCGTTATTCCGCCAACACCGTCAAGAACAAAAAAGAAAAAATATCCTTGGGCGGTTATGACAAACAAAATAAGACAAAAACGACTAATTTAAAAATTGGTCGTTTTTTCTTGACAAAAATTAAAATAAATGTTTATAATAAAATAGAATAAACAAAAGAGGGGGAATAAAAATGGATATTGCAACTCTTTTAGGAAGTTATGCGTTTCCGATTGTTGCTTGCATAGTAATGGCGATTTATGTAAAAGATATTACTAATAACAATAGAGAAGACACAAAAGCATTAAATGAACAACATACAAAGGAAATGAACGCATTTAAAGACGAAATCAAAGAGGCATTAAACAATAACACAATTGCACTTACAAAGTTATGTGAAAAGTTAGAACGAGAGGAGGAAAGAAAATGAAGTTAAGTAAAGAAGAATTAAAAAAGAAAATCACAGAAGTTGTCGAAGATGAAGACACACAAATTGCATTATTAGAAGATATTGAAGACAGTTTCGTTGAGTCAGAAGACGGCGAAAAAGTAGAAAAACAAGCCTATGAAGATTTAAAAATTAAGTATGAAGATATTAAAACAAAATACAAAGAAAGATTTTTAAAAGGCGAAGATGTCAAAGAAGATGAAGACAAAGAAGATGACGAAGAATTAAAAGAAGAAGAAGTCATCGACATAAAAGAAATATAATTAAAAGGAGGAAAAGAAAATGCCTAGTAAAACAGCATTATCTGCTAAAACAAGTGCAGAATTATTAAGTTACATTATAAATGTAACACCAGAATTAAAAGAAAATATTGAGTTACCAGTTCAAGGCGAGTCAATTCAACCAATAGGAAAAATAATCATAAATAATCAGAGATATAGAAACGCTTTTATAAATACAGTAAATTTAATTGGATTAACTGTTATTAAAAGAAATGGCTGGGATAACCCATGGAATTTTACAAAAAGAGGAACTTTACGTTTTGGACAACAAATAAGAGAATTAATAAACGATTTATGTAACGTTTATGATTATAACGAAAATTTTTCAGACAAAGAAAGATTTTTACAAACAGTCGTTCCAAATGTATTTAACTACATTCACGAAATAAACTTTCAAAAATTCTATCAAACAACAACAAGTGACAGTCAACTTGCAATGGCTTTCGATAGTGAAGACAGTTTATTTGATTTTATTGACAATGCAATTGCAATGTTATATGAGTCATTAAAATATGACACATATATTGTTGATAAATATATGTTATGTAGAAGAATATTAGACGGAACAATGACATCAATTAAAATTGATGATTATGCAACATTGACACCACGTCAAAGAGTTAGTGCATTGAAATCAGTTTCAAATAAAATGACATTTAGAAGTCCAAACTATAATCCAGCGGGCGTAAGACGTGCAACATCATTTGACGACCAAATAATGATAATAAACACAGATTTTGAGGCGGATTTTTCAACCGAAGTTCTTGCGACTTCTTATTTTAGAGATGAAGCAGATATGAAATCAAGACTTGTTTTAATTGACGGATTTAATACACACGATACAAATAGATTAACCGAATTATTAGGAAGTGCATTTGTAAACTTTACAAGTGCAGAATTAACACAGCTTGCAACAATTCCAGCAGTTTTAATTTCTCACGAATGGTTTATGGATTATGACTACGCATTAGATTCAGAAAGCGGAGAAAAACAAACAGAATTTTTCAACCCAACAACGTTAGAAAATAATCATTTCTTACACGCGTGGCGAGTTTTTTCAACTTCCCCATTTGAAAACCGGAGCAGTATTTACAAGCGACACTCCTGCCGTATCAAGTGTCAGCGTAAGCCCAGCAACAGCAACAGTAAGCAAAGGACAAAGTTTACAATTAAGTGCAACAGTTGTAACAACTGGTTTTGCAAATAAATCAGTTGGTTGGGGAGTTGATGAAACATCAGAACAAGCAAGAGTTACAATAAGTCAAGACGGAAAATTATTTGTTCCATCTGATTTAACTGGAGTAACAACAATTACAGTAACAGCACAATCAATTTATGACAGTACAAAGACAGGAACAGCAACAATCACAGTTGCGTAAACCTAAGTTTAAGGTGCAACATATTACGTTGCACCTTTTATTATAGAAGAAAGGAGAAAAGCAAATGCAAAGAAAACTTATAAATAGTCAACGTTCAAATTTCAAAACATACGAAATGTATAAAAGACAATTATTGACACTTGCCGAAAATGTTTTTGAATTTAAAAATATGCCGTCTTTTATTGATACTGCATATCTTAACAAACAATTATTGCGTAAGGGTGCAATTGCATTTTTTAAAGATGAAGTAATGGGATTGTTAGCTTTGCCTTTTACCAATGACGGTAATTTAGACGTATATGGAAGACCAACAGCAATTCAAGTAATCGCTAGAAATGGTTACACTAGAACATTAAAGACGGGCGAGTTTATAATAATGTATGATAATAACGGTCGTTACCCTTTATGGCTTGATATTTTACAATATGCGGAACGTATGGCACAAGCAACAAGAACAATTGATATAAACATCGAACAACAGAAAACACCTCGATTTTGGAAGACAAAAGCGGAAAAAGAAAAGTCAATTCGTGACATTGTAAACAATGTTGATGGATATGAAAATGTTGTATTAACTTATGAAGATATTGACCTTGATGACACGACCCTAGTATTAGAACCCGCACCATATGTTGCAGATAAAATCGGACTTGACAAAGATAAAATATACAACGAATTTTTACGTCTTATTGGTATTGCCAATTTATCATATCAGAAAAAAGAAAGAAATATAAAAGATGAAATTTCTGCAATGCAAGGCGGAACGGTGGCGAGTAGATATAGTCGTTTTGAACCTAGACAAAAAGCAATTGAACTTATAAACGATAAATTCAAAACAAATATTGAAGTACAATATTATGACGGAATACCTACAACAGCAAAAGAACTTGAAGAATTCACAGACGATGAAAATTTTGAAGACGAGGGAGGCGACGAAATATGATTTTTCCATATATAGATAATAATTATTTTTTACCGTTTCCATTTATTCCTGCAAATTGTGAAAAGCCTCCAACAGTTTATACAATTTTAGAATCGATAGTAAATTATGGAAAAGACGAAAAAACAAAAATTAAAGATTTAGCAAAAGAAGGACGAACAACAATTTTTGATTTTGATTATCCATTGACAGATAAAATAAGTAAAGAAGATTTTGAATGTATGATTTTGAATCATTTTTTAATGCGTCGTATTGGTTTTGAAACTGTAACAGCATTTCGAATTCAATTGAATGTCAAAATTAATGAAATAATGCCATTATACAATAAAATGTTTGACGCTATTTCAAATTGGAACATTTTAAACGACGGTGAAAAAATAATAAAAAATGGAACAGATAACAGAACAATTGACAATACAACTAAAACAGAAAATAAAACAACATCAGAAACAAATACAACTAATACCCTTGAAAATAGTTCAATAACAGAAAGTTCTGATACAAGCGACAAACGTAACAGTGAATTACCACAAAGCCAATTAGAATTGCTACGAAATGGCAGTTATGTTTCAAATTATAATTACGACCAAAACAACGCAAATTCAAGTGATAATTCAGAATCAAATGGAACATCAAATTCACAAAATGAAACAAATAATAATATAGATGTTACAGGAAATACAAAGGATAAAAACACTTATAATGAAACAATTGAAAGAAGTCCAGCGGATAAAATTGCAATATATAAAGAATTTCAAGAAAATTTAAAAAGTATTTATGGAATGATATTCAAAGACCTTGAATGTTTATTCTATCAATTAATATAGGAGGTTAGAAAATGAATAAATTTAATTATAAAAATTTAAGTCCTTTTAAATGGTTTGTATTACAAAATTTTCCTTTTATAGAGGCAGATTTTGACGCAATTACAAATTGGCAACTATTTTGTAAACTAGGTGAAGAAATGAATAAAATAATTGAAAAAGTAAATCAAGCAGGTGTACAAACTGAAAATTTAACAAATGCTTTTATTGATTTACAAAATTATGTAAACAATTATTTTGAAAATCTTGACATACAAGAAGAAGTAAATAATAAACTTGATGAAATGTCACAAAGTGGAGAATTGACCGAAATAATAGCACAATATTTACAACTTGCTGGACTTTTATGTTTTAATACAGTTGCAGAATTAAAAAATGCAACAAATTTAATAAACGGAAGTTTTGTAAAAACAATGGGAGAAAATTCATACAACGATGGAAATGGATATTTTTACAAAATTAGAACTTTATTAAATACTGATACAATAGATGAAAAAAACATTATAGCATTAACAAATTTTAATACATTAATAGCAGAAAGATTAAGTAATAACACAATTGGAGATAAAACAAATCCTATTTTTTACGGTGCTGACCCAACTGGAATAAATGACAGTAGTATAGCAATTAATAAATGTATTCAAGCTAATTTAGGTAAATCAATTGTGTTTACACCGGGAAAATATAAAGTTGATAGTCCAATAAATACCCCATATTATGTTGATGAACAAGTAAATATTAATTTTAATGGTTCAACTATATTTTCAAATAAAAATTTAGATTATGTTATAGGTATTGGAACTTATAATAAAGGAAGTGATATGCCAAATAAAAATAATTATTCATCAAAATGTTGTTATTCTATAATAGAAAATTTTGTTATAGACGCTCCAAATTCACAAATTGGTATCTTAACAGAACAAAATTATTGGTATCCTAGAATTATTAATGGTTCTATTTTTAATACTATAATAGGAATACAAGCAGGAAGACAAAAAAATGTTTTATGGTCAAGTGATTTATTTGTTGATAATGTTTATATACAATGTAAAAGTTATAAAAATACTAACACTAGAGGTATTATAATAAATGGACACGATAACAAAATTGTAAATTGTCGTATATATAACGCTTTTATTGGAATTGAAAATAACAAAGGTGGCAACTATTTTATAAATGACCAAATTTATTTATATGGACATTTAAACGAAAAAAATAGTGATGAATTTAAAAATATATATCCTCAAACAATTGCAGTACTAGAAAATGGAAGTGATAACAAATACGATAATTTTTATACAGACAGTTATTCAACACATTTCAAAATTACAACTGGTGGTTATCAAGGTCAATTTACAAATTGCAGATGTTTTACAAATGTTAGTGGTTTTGATGATATTGCATTTGATAATTCAACGGGTACTATACAAGCAATAACTATTAATAATTGCACATTTAATTTAGGTCAAGCTGGAGAAAATGGTAACATAGGATTTAAAACAAATATAAATCAACGTTTGGATTTAATTTCACAATTATGTAATTTAAGAAATAATTTTTCATATTATATTGATAAAGATTTGCTATTAATAGATATGAATAGAAATTGGGCAAATCCTTACACAGGTTCAAGACAATTTTTAAGTGGTAAATATTATATTATTGGATATATTCCAGCTATTAAAGGACATAGTCATACAGTAGAAATTACGAACATTGGAACACCAAACAAACATGAAGGTAGATTTTATGTAAATGGTGATTATCAATTATCGGAACTTAATAATCAAGGCGTTGCTGGTACGGCTTTCGGGTTAGGTGGTAAACTTGTTACATTAAGAGACGGTAAAAAATATATTGAGGTTAGTATTATGAGACAATATACAAACGCTGCAACATTAGGTATACAATATAAATTAGAATTAGATGGATACGGAGTTGGTTTTATTCCAGTATTAGCACGACATTTACTTCCAAATAATCCTGATCCGATTGAAACAACACCAGATATTACAACTACTTTCGGATCTTAAAAATAAAAGACAATACAAACATTCGTTTGTATTGTCTTTTATTTTTAAATAGAAAGTGAAATTAAATAATGGCATTATCAAGATTATAATTCCCAATATTTGCGTGATTATGCCAAATTGTTACACCTTTTCTACAAGCATTATTTATAATTTCCATATATTTTGTTGGCACTTCACCTGTTCCTATTTCTTCACTTCCGCCAATTTCAATATAATTCCAATATCTTCGACCATTTATATTCGGATTTTCCAATTTACATATTTTATATCCAAATCGTGTGAAATAATCATCGATAATTTTTAAATATTCTGTTTTTGCTCTCATATGATGAAAACTAAAAAATGTAGAACGTGAAGCAAAATTGACATCACCTGAATTATTGCCCCCTGATATTGAAGGCAACATACTCGCTTCTCTAAATTGTCCGATTGTGTTTGCTGCTACGCCCGCAGTTGATATTAGTGCTCCAACACCTACCGCCGCTAGTGGTGTAGCTGCTCCGGCAGTTGCAACTGACAAACCTATACCCGTCGCAGCTATTAAAACAGATGTTGCAATATTAACACCGTTCTGTGTTAGCCAATTTGTGAAAGCGTCGCTACTCCATGAACAAGTAGGAAATTTTGCAAGTGGTATACTTTCATTGTAATTTTTATCAATATTTTTATAGCCTCTTGGAACTAATCTAATTGAACCACCAATCGATACAGAACATTCAATATCAACGACAGGATTTTCTGCAATTTCATTATTAATATAAAAATCTTCATATTTATATATATTATAATTACCTATATTATTACTAATAATCATATAATTAATAGGATAAACAAAACATTTATTATTCTTCGGTGTATAATCACTAAAAGAATTAATTTTATTGAAATTATATGTTAATGTAATTGCTCTTGATGAAGAATTTAATAAGTAAAACTCATAATTGCCAAAAATTTGACCACTGGTCTGATAATGTGTTGTTCCTATTGCATCAACCAAAAATTTAGGGAGTATAAACATATTTTTTATACTTTCGATTTTATTTTTTTCGTTGACATTTCCTAAAAAATTATTTATGTCTGGTAAACCTACATTACCCTCATAAGCTGGAAATAAGAAATACCAACTACCAGTTAAAGAACCATTTATCTTTGTAACTCCCACATAATCTTTATCAGTTATAGGATTATAAGTACCTTCTATTACATAATAAAATTGGTTCCTATCTTCTTCGCTATCAATAATAGGAAATGATTCGAAACTTTCTTCTATTACATCTCCTATATCTAAATTTTCGGGAACTGTGTGTAAACCGACTGTGTCATCTGTTACGTGTTGTCTATTAATAAAACATTTTTTTGGTATCCATTTATCAAACCACGTCGACCACGCGTCAATTGTGAATTTTATTTCGCAATTCTTATCACTTTTGTAAATGACATCATCAATCCAAGCAAAAAACCATTTGTTTGAATAGTCTGGATTTTGGAAAGCAATGTAATTCGCTTGAATACATTGTGCATAAGTAAACCCGACAAAAATTGTTCCCGTAGTTCTTAAAAATGAATAATTATCAGCACTTGCAATTGCATTTGCACGACACAATGCAAGCATTTGACTTTCGGAATAATTCAATACATTTGTGTATTGTTTGTCAACATTTATATTTCGACATAATATAATTTGACTATTCATATTTTACCTCCTAATCTGAAAATCTATAACTTGTTTGAAATCTGTTCCACACAAATCGTTTGCATAGAATATTTTGTTTTCTTTGAATGTCATAAACAAGTTACGCAATTTCTCGTTTTTTATTGAAATGTTATAAATATCACGTTGCCAATATCTACTAACTTTTATAACATCTGAAAATACAATCATTTTATGATTAAATTCTTTATAATATGGACGTATAAACCAACACGCGTCCTTTTTCAAATCTTTGTCCATTAAATATTCGCACAAAAATTTGAAACCTTGATATTGAAATCCAAAACGATATAAACAATCGTAATTGTTATATGATTTTGGCAAATGGGGTTGCGGTGCTGTTTCCCACGCCCCTGTATTAATCATATTTGCGTTTGTTCCTATTGTTCCCGAACTAACACCCGTTGACTTGCAATATTCTATCGCAATTTTTATAACTTCATCGTCTGCCCCTTTTATTTCAATTGTTTTGATTGTTCCTTGCTTTTGTGAACTTATTATATTATGCAAGCCCCAATCATTTATATATGGGCATACTCTTGAAATTGTATTTCCAACAAGCCATAATCTTGTTATTAGACGTTTTCTGTCAACTGTTGCATAAAAATTCATAAGTTTATTGCTTTCGTTTGCAATATAAACACTACGCGACATAAATTCTTCAAAAATTATATCTTCAACGTCCAAATATGACGCGCCCGCGTAATTTTGTTCGGTTGATAATGCGACAACATATCCAATCTTTTCGAAACGTTTTGTTTTTCCTGTTTCGCTGTCATATTGTGACAAATATAATAACTTCCTATATAATGTTATACAATTATATTTTCCATTTGTCAACTTTGAAACGTCAACGTCTTGAAAATATTGTTCTATTTTTTCGCTTGAAATTTCCTCTTTCCAACGCCTCATTAATATGAAACGTTTTCCCGTTTTCAAATATTTTTCAACCGCTTTTTTGTGTTTTACTTGATAACTTTTACCGTTGGAACGTTCCCCATATATCAAATTGAATCTTGCACCGCACGCGTCTATATTATCCAAATTATAATGAATCATTTTTTTGTTGCTCATTTTCTTTATTCTCCTTTATATATAGTTTTGCAATTTCCGACTCTATTTCTTCGCGAACTATTTTTGCATTTTTCTGTGTGCTTTTATTGTTTAATAGATTCGCCCTGTTTATTTTATTTTTTTCACAAATTCCCGAAATTGATATTTTCGAAAATTTCTTGATATATTCCAAATCTTTCAATTTCTTTTCACTCCTTAAATCTTGCACGTTTGCTTGAATTATCCGAAATCAAATTCGAATACTCCAAGGCTTTTCCTAAAACATACGTTGTCGGAATAACACAACAACCGCACGTGTCTTTTATATTATAGCTATTTCCTTGATAGTCTGTCAAATTAAATTCCAATTGATTTTCACAATAAATTATTAAATTTTTATTTGTGTCTTCATATTTAAAAACAAAATTGTCCCTAAAATCGTCTAAACTTTTCAAAGCCTTTGCACCTTGTTTTGGAACACCTGCAACAGTTATTTCAATTTTGCCGTCAACTTCAACCGCATATTTTTTAGCACCTTGCGTAATAAATTTATCATATGTGTGTAATCTTCCTTTTTCCGTTTCACATTCAAAAAGTCCTAACATATGTTTTTCGCCGAATACGTCTGCGGGTGCAAATTTTTCAATTGGTATTTCTAATTTTTCCGAAACGTGTTTTATTTTATTTTCTACAAATTTATTATAATTTTCAATAACTTTTTTATTATATCCTTGTTTTAATTTCGCAGAGTCTGTGTCACAATATACAACAAATTCATCTAATTGAATGACATTTTTTAATAAATTACTTCTTGCAAATGCTGTAACCCAAACACCATATGCAAAAGATAAAAATGATTTTTTCTTTTCATTTTCTAAAGACTCGATAATCTCTTCATTTGTTAGAGGTCGCTCGCTCCAACCGTTTTTATTATCGAAAATAACTTCATCACGTATCATATTTGTAACACTCATTCCATATAATGCGTTAAATTTATTTTTTTCTTTGGCATATTCAACTTCTTTTCCTTCAACATTTTTAAATTGTGTTTTATTTACATACTTTTCAAGTACAAATTCAATAAATTGTTTTGGTAAATAATCATATTTCGCATAATAATTTTCTATAATTTCATATTGACATTCATAAGTTTCAAGTATAAAATAAAAATCAACATCGGTCAACGTCATTTCGAAAGACTCTGCTTGTATAATTCTTCCATTATCATATCTACCACCAACGATATTTTTACATTTACTTTGCGAAATAAAATTATTATAATATTTACATTTTACATTTGTGAATTTTACAACAAGCAAATATGCAAATCTTTTTGTCATTTGTTCAACCTTTTTTATATTACATTTTTTAAATTCTGATGATGGAAATTGGTGTGTTACTAAAATGTAAGGATAACTTGACGTAAAATCGTAACTGTCTATATTTTCAATAATTTCATCGGTATAAATCCAATTTGCGTGAGTATATCCCCCCGCAAACGCGTCTTGTAATAAATTATAAATATGTGGGTCAGTATTTATCGCTTTTTTGACTTTATTTATATAATTCCAATCATTTAATACTTTATTTTTTAATTCTCTTCTTACGTGTCCCGTTGATGTCAACGGGATTTTATCAACTCTTTCGTATGTTTCAAGTTCTCTTTGTATATAATAATATATAACTAAACAATCATTTTCGCAATATTTTAATTCTTGCGAATTTAACTTTGTAATTGGCGTTCTTAATAATGAATAATCAAGGTCGCCAACTTGTTTTTCTACTGGTAAATTAAATATTTTCGGCAAATATTTCAATGCACAGTTTGACATCATATATGTGCAACGTAATTCGATGTTATAATCTTCAAAAAAACATCTCATTACTTTATGTGATTTTCGTGCTAAAACGTCAGTAAAATTGAAAACACCTTTTAAAAATTGAAATTCAAATGATAAATTGTGAATAAAAACAATTTTCTTTTCGCAGTTATACATTTCTAATCTATCTAAAAATTTTTTAAATTCTTCCCAAGTTCTTCCATAATAAACAATGTTATTAATTGAAAACATCCAAATATACATACAACTGCGAAATTCTGCTCGTTCTTGTTCCTCTTTTGTCAACTTTTGATAATCAATTCCCGCCACTTGTTTTCCATCTAATATTAAATATGACGTTGTTTCAATATCAAATGAATATATTGTATTATCAATTTTTTTTCTTTCTCCTACAATATCCGCATAATGTCCTTTATATTCTGTATAATATACCATTTTTAAATCCTTATTTTACATATTTTTCATATATCATAATTAATTTGTTACGCATATCAACATCGTTTCCAAATTCGATATAATCTGAAATTCTTGAAATAAAACTTTCCTCGCTGTCACCTGCCTCTTTAGCATCTTCTATTAATGACAAAAAACTTTTTGAATCTGGAATATATTTCATAATATCTCTTACATAATCATCGGTTAACATCTTATATAATGTCTCTGCTTCCTCGTATGTCAAATCTTCTTCCTCTGTTCCTAATGATTTTGCAAGCTGTTTTATTGTAGTTTTCTTGACTTGTTTTATTCCTCTTTTTGTTGATGTTTTCGAATTTAAAAATTGTTGCGTTGCTTTTATTGTAGCTTTCATTTGTGTTGTTGTCATTGATTTATTGACTTTTACACGCCCAGTTTTAGACCAAGCTTGCAACGGTTCTGTTGCAAGCTTATCTCTTAACTTTTTTGTTGCCCAAGTATCCTTGCCGAACTCTCTTTCAAGTCTTACGATTCTTTGATTCGCACGTTTTGAAAGTTTTTTCAATTCATTAAATAATTGTTGTTGCTCTGAATTTAATTCAATTTTTTTGGGCATTTTATTTCCTCTTTTCTACAAAAATTTTAGAATGGTAAATCATCGTTTGTTTCCTCATTCTTGTTTGTAGTTTCTTCTTTTTTGTTTGTTTTGTCATTTCCTAATACTGGTACTGCTTTGTATGTTTTACCTTTTTTTGTTTTTACTTCTGTCAATCTTACGTTTTCAACTTCTCCGTAATAGTCTGATACGCTTTCGGCAAATATTTCACTTCCGCTTGAAATCAATCCGTATTCCTCTGTGTCAAAATAGTATATGTCAAAATTCTTTTCATCTGTTACAATGTTACATTTTGCATATCCTATTATTTTGACAACCATTCCCAAAACTTCTGCTAGTTTTATTGATGTAATATCGCCTTTCTTCGCCATTTTCTCAAATAATGCGTTGTCACAAGTTCCTTTCTTTTCTAATACTGTTACTTCATACTTTTTACTTCCCATTTTTTTATTCCTTCTTTCTTGCTATTAGGTCGCAACC